AAATTATTTAAAAACTTTTTTGGTATTTTTCCATCTTTTGAGATGTTTAATAAAGTTATGGATTCATGCACAGAAAATTACGAATGTTTGGTATTGGATAATACTTCTAAGAGTAATAGAATAGAGGATTGCGTCTTTTGGTATAAAGCATCACTTCGTAAAAATTTCAGGGTTGGTGCACCAGAGTACTGGCAAACACATAAAAAGATGTTTAACCCGAAACACGGGAACATGAAAGTCGGCGATCCTAAATTGGTTAAAAGGAATACACCATTTAAAGTTACGAAAAGAAAATGATAAGATCAATCGCTAAACGAATGTACACACAAGTTTGTACAAAAAATATTGAAATGGTATATCCAGCTTATAATGAACTTACTATGGATACACCAGATGATAAAGATGATGGATATCGTATATTAGTAGATGTATGTCATCACACAAAAACTATTTTTATAGATAATGATATGTGTGATTATGACAAATTAAATGATTTACCCAGTATTATAAAAACATTTGGGTGTTTATACCCAAACTACACTCTTCAGGACAATGATGCGTAATCATTTAAAATCAAAAAAATAAGTACATATAAATGGCGACAGACGTTAGAACGATGAATCTTTCAGATAATGGCGACGGTATGGTATCCTTAAATAATAATCAAGGGACATCTTTTGTGCCGAATATCAGCCCCGAAAAAAATGTGAGTGAAAATAAACAGACAATGGACTCTACTTCAATTTCAGATATTATGGGCCAAGCCGAGGAACCACTCGAACCACCAATGATGGGTGCCGATCCAAGAATGGCGCAAATGCATATGCAAGCTCCAATGATGATGGCGCAACAACAACCAGTAGCACAACAAACGACCGAAAAAAAATCGGAATCTAAAAATCCATTCAACCTTACTGATGACCAGTTCCAAGCACTTATTGTAGCTGCGTGTGCTGCGGTGGCAATTAGTAAGCCAGTTCAAGAAAAACTTGCGAACTTTGTCCCATCGTTTTTGAACGACCAGGGAAATAGAAGTGCAATCGGCTTAGCGTCGACCGGTATGGTCGCGGCGGTCGCCTTTTACCTTGCTAAAAAGTATGCTTAAATAGCATTATAATGTTTATACATTCTCTTTCCTAAAACAAAATAAGAGATGAGAAATCCGAACAGTAAACCAACTGCGCGAAGTCCTATAACAGTACCAGTACTCTTCGTAGTTTTACCATAATCTCTGAAATCTTTTTCAAATCTTTTGTTTATTTGGGATACACCCGCAACCACACCCATACCTAATAAGGTTGACAATATTAAAAATGGTACATCTATAGCTAAACGACCAATTAAATTACCACCACGTGGTAATATAGTGATGACTAATGGTGTAACGACCATGATTATAAACATGTTTAACCATTTATCGTTTAAAAGTAGTGGGGCACTCGAAGACGCGAGTAAAGTGTTCAGTAACAAATACGCTTTCATTAAATCACCAAACGATTGCATTTTATTAATACTAAACATTATTTATCCTGGATGTGTTTACCACAAAATTCAGTTCTTTGTGGTATTTCCCGGTATATCCCTAAAGAAACGCACATCGTTCTAAGTTCATCAAATTTTTTCCAGAAGTCTTTACTATGCGAATATTCGTCGACGGTACAGTGTGCGAGTTCATGTAATAAAACATGGAATATTTCATTGGGTTCGCCATCGATACATAAACCTATATCACTACCTTTACTCACATTGTATCCGATCGACCCAGTCATACGCCTGTGTGCAGTAATTGGAATTTCCTTGTGTAACATTTTGAATTCCTGATTATTAGTCTCCTTAAGGTGTTCCCTGAGTGTCCTGTATTTTTCACGAACATCTGTTAATTCCCGTGGTTCCCTCGTGTTTATGTATAATAACACGTTTATGATAAGCAGAAGTATGGCGAGTATCATCTTATCATAAACATATATAAAAATTGAACCTTAAAAAATAGTAGAAATGATACGTAAATTTATCGATTTTTTAACGAAACCTGAACCACGACCTGTTCTGGGACGATGGGCGGTAAAATCATGTAGTGAACTACTCACGTCCATAAACTCTGTCTATCAAAACCGCGACCATTGTGGTGATGTAATATGTCACGAACCTAAAAAAGCAGACGAATATATTAAAACTGATAAAAAGTAGATTACTTATTATATACAAATTTGAAAGATTTTCTAAAGCTTAGGGAAGTGCGACCTTAAACATTATCGACTCGATGAAAATACCTGTATCAGGAGGGTAGTTCTCTGTCCACGTATTACGATTTTGAAAGTTCTTCGTTTCAAAACGTTTACCACCCGAATTGATTGGTATGACAACTATACCGTTCTCATTAGCCATAAAATTATCCGTTTTGACCTCGACTTGCGGTTCGCCGAAAGGTCCAATTCTACCAGTGATCGCTTCGACATAAAAAGAATTGTCCGGGTTCCTGTGTATTTCCCAACCACTTTTTTTAGATTTATACACAATGCCACCATCTTCCTTATTCACACCCGTTTTAAAAAGTGTTTCAACGACAGTATCAAACCCAGTGGGACCGGAAGTGTATCGAGGCGATTCAATACCGTAGCCGTTTCGTTGGAAGCCAGCCCTTTGCACGGCTATTTTGGAGAGGATACCCCATTTACCGTCTACTTTTGCAAGAACTTTATTATCCCCGACTAACACTCCATTATATGTAAAGGATTGTAAGATTAAACGACGTTTCTCCGCCTCCGTTGATTTCTGTTCTGCTTGTTGTTTCTGATATTCTGCTTCTTCCTCCTCCTTTTTCTTCTTCTCTGCTTCTTCTACAACATTCATATCTGCATAATATGTTGGGTTTTTTGTGGTAACTATATATTCGGGATCATCTATTATCTTTTCGTTTATATTAGGATTTAAAAAGGGTGCCCATGCTTCAGGTGCCAAATACATTCCCCACGGAGCACGTAGAGGGTTTGATGAAGAATTATAATTCCTCTTCATGCTACCCGAATAAAGCGTTTTAATGGTTTTACCGCTTTGATAAGGACATTCTTTACCACCATTTTTCGCTGATTTAATATGTTCATAAGTCCACTCCTGCCCTCCAATTTGATATTCTGGCTGTATTCTCGTGGTTGGTTCGCTCGAGTCTTTCGCCAACGTGGGCATGCCTGCGGCTTTAATTAAAGCGCCGTTATTATATAGTGGACGCGTTAACAACGCTTGCCATTTATCCGGATTTGTTTCGGATTTTAAATACTCCGGTCCAAGACGTTTTTCCGTAAAAGTGTCACCGGCTTTCCACTCTCCTATACAATCCTGTACCTGATCTTCCTCTTTATATGTATCTTCTTCAAATATCAACTCCTCATCACTTTCTAATTTAGATGTATCAAATGACGATTCATCCTCCTTAGAGTATGGAAGCATTGTATGTGTAATATGAAACAAATCACTTTGATTTTTACTATTTCTGTAAAATTTTATAGCTACCTTTTTACCTAAATAATCTTTAAAATCATCCGAATAATCGACTGGTAATATATATTCATTTTTTGCCATATTACTAATATAAAGTTCCGGAGACTTGTATTCTATTTCGTGTATTAAACCCTTTTCATAATCCGATATTTCTACATATATAGTATTATATTCATACTTCTTTTCTGCAGATACCCAAAGCGTAAAAAATGGCTCTTTAATAGATTCATATTTTTCTACATTAATAATTTTATATAACAATAAAATTATTAATAGTATAATGACAATATTCAATACTTCCATTTTATATAAACTAATATTTTATTAATTACCCATAAAGTCCTGTGTATACTTAGTTATTTCCATCCATATACGTAACGTCCCAATCCTCTTGAGGAATAGTAGGCATATCTAAACATTCGTATTTTGGTATGCTTTTTTTTATTTGATATTCGGTTAGAGGACGACAATCTCTATTATTACAATCCTGCATTGACAAATCACGTGGAGCGGTAGCACTACCGGAATAACTTCCCAAAACTCGTATTTTCTTTGTTTTAGTGTCTGAAGAAAACGTGGAGCCAACTACACGTTGTATATCATAACTATTTGGATATTTTTCCCAATTTTTTGCTGGTTTTATGTATAATTGTGTAGATTCACTTCTTTTGTCCGTAACCTTGCCACGGCTACCCCGCTGGAAAGTCAGGTATTCACCTTCATCATTTTTTGGTAAAAATATAGAACATGGTATTGGTTTGGGTAGTTGTTTTTGTATTTGTGGGTTAAAATCGTGTATTCCCTTATAACCGTAATATTGTTCTTGATATTGGTCTATTACTGGTTCATTTACACGTACGATGTTTCTCGAATAGTCGTCAAAATTATTTATTATTTTACCTTCATATAAATCCAAACATAAAAGTTCACCTACATCCGTTACCACGAGTGCAAAACTTCTTCTATTATTAGTATCAAGCCTAATCGATTTTTCGGTATGAATACTTTGGATAAAGGGGAAGGAGGAATTTTTCATAGCTTCATTCCATTTGTAGAATATCAAGGAATGATTATGATTACCACCAGACACCCTTGTTGAAGAATACAATTTAATAGAAGTGGAATCCGGTGTACGTATACGCACTTTATATTTATCGGATTCAGCATCTTTAGTATATAATCCATCGTTAGGTATAAAAATAGCATAATACTTTTTATTTGGTGAATAATATTTCTTGTTTGGTACAATATCACCGTTATTTGAAAAACTGTGTAAAAATGGCATTGCGCCAATTAAACCAAATTTAGCATTTTCATAATCAGTTTTATTAACTTTATCTTTTGGTATTACTACTGGATTTAAAATAAGATCACTTGGCCACGCATTTCCATTTGGTGGAGACGCACCCGAACGCATACCAGAAATTAATTTATCGTCTTTTGTATACATTACGTATTTATCTTTTATGGTTTTTATAATAAATTCACTTAAATCGTAAGTATCAAGATTCACTGGTATGTCCGTTCCGGGGACGACACTGGAGACAGATCCTTTAAATCGATATATACCATCGTCATAGAATTTACGTTTATATAACATATCGGGTTCTACACTTTGAACTCCACGCATTAGACTCGGTGTTTGTAATATTTTCTTAAAAGAATACGTTTTATTAGATTGATTATACTTTATTTTGAACCATTTTCCATCTGGAAATGTAGTAAATGTATATATGGGAATTCCTATAACGGGAGTCATTAACTCTTTACCAATTGACTGATTAAGTTCAGATAGATTATAACGCATTTGGATGTAAACGGTTTTGTTTTCACATTTCATTTCCTCTCTCACATTGTCCCAACAAACATCTACTATTCTCGTAGTTTTGTCACTCAATAGTAATTTATTTTTACTAAACTTAATATCCATATACGTGTCATCATTTGATATACTCCATGTAATATACTTTACCGATTCTACATTAAACCATACAATATTATTTTTTATAATGTCATAAAATGTTGTAGTTGGGGATATTTTAATAGTTTGTAATTGTTCGTAATTGAGAACACTTTTCGTATTCACGTGTTTACCCAATATAACTGCGTTCCATGTTTCAGAACCATAGCTGAGTTTTGCATCTTCAATCTTTTTCTTAGCCGCTGCTATTGCAGCCGCTTTTTGTTCCTCTTCTAATTTTTTCTTAGCTTCTGCCGCTGCCGCTGCCGCTGCTGCCGCTGCCACTGCCGCTGCCGCTGCCGCTGCTTTCTGTTCCTCTTCTAATTTTTTCTTAGCTTCTTCTGCATCTTTTATAGCTTTTAGTCTTTCTTGTTCATTCTTCGCTTCTTCTAATTTTTTCTTAGCTTCTGCTGCCGCCGCTTCCGCTGCTGCTTTTTGTTCCTCTTCTAATTTTTTCTTAGCTTCTGCCGCTTCCGCTGCCGCTATAGCTTCTAGTGCTTCTGCAGCTGCTTTTTGTTCCTCTTCTAATTTTTTCTGTGCTGCTTGTGCCTCTGCCACTTGTACGTCTAATAATTTTTGAGCCTCAGTTCTAGCTGAAGGCAAATGGTGAAAACTATTCCCTAAAATTTCTTTTAATATTGATTTTTTCATTGTTGGGTATTCCTCATAAAATTTATTTTCGGTCTCGATGTTACGTTTTAACACTTCCTCCAATTGTTTCTTTTCTCGTTCTGCATCTTCCTCCTCCTTTTTCTTCTTCTCTGCTTCTTCTTCCTCGTCCTTCTTTCTCTGTATTTCTTCCGGGGAATCATTTTTTTCTGATACATTTACTTTCATATATGCATGAAATTTACCGCGAAACGGTCGCACAGATACACTGACATATTCTACACTTATAATATTATCTTTACCAGATTCCTTTTGTTTCTTGATATAATCGTCTATAATAGAATTACGAGAAGATTCAGATCTTTTAACAGTATTAATATACTGTTCTAATTGACCACGAGATTGCATCGGCATCTCTTTAAAAGAGAATTCTCTGGGAACTACTTCTATTATTTTACCGCTTTCTAACTGAGGGGATGGATTTGAAGCTGGTGGAGGTGGAGGTGGTGGAGCTCTAGAAGGTGGCGGAGCTCTGGAAGGTGGTGGAGCTCTGGAAGGTGGTGGAGCTCTGGAAGGTGGTGGAGCTCTAGAAGGTGGTGGAGCTCTAGAAGGTGGCGGAGCTCTGGAAGGTGGTGGAGGTGGTGGAGCTGGAGGGGTAGGGGGTAGAGGTTCTAGAGATGCTGGTGGTGGAGGTATATACGATTTAGTAATGCTTTTCTGAAATATTTTTGTCCCACTCTCATTTTGTGCAAAGTATGGTGTATCTTCCGGCTTTCCAGTACCTGCTACAGTCGCGCTCGTGATATAACACGTAGATCCTTTGGGTCTGATTGACTTCTGCCATCCATGCGTGTATTGGATAGAATTACAATAATCTAAATAATCACATTCTTCTTTGCATTCATCGATACTTATATCAGTAAGACGAGATTCCGAAGTTGAATTACCTGGAATGTCATCAGAATTTACAAATTTACCGTTCAAAGCACTAAACGGGTGGTATTTTTTATTATGTGTAACCCATTGGTATTGGTCGGATGGAGGTGGAGGTGGAGGTGGAGGTGGAGGTGGAGGTGGAGGAGGTGCTGTGTATGTTGCCGAGAAAGTATCGGTTTTCTTTCCATTAAGTTTAACAACATAGTCGTATGAACCATATGAAGCTACGGTAACATCAAAATTTAAACTGGTTTCTCCAGCTTTCAAAGTATGTGTTTTTAAAACAACACCGTCACTTCTTTCAAATGTGATTATGAACGAATTGTGTGCGTTCGTAATGTCTGTGATATTCACCGTCATAGTTTTTTGTTTCACGCTGAACGAAACTGTATAGGTTGGTACATATCTATAATTCGATGCTGGTGGAGGTGGAGGAGGTGGAGGAGTAGGTGGTAGAGGTTCTAGAGATGCTGGAGGGGGTGGAGATGTAGGAGTAGGGCGCACGGGTAATATAATGGGTGCGATGGGTTGAGGTTGACTAATTTTTGGGGGAGATTTTTCTCTTGGTGGTTTTATAGATGATCCTTGTGTTGTACCATTTAAAATTTCGTCTTCATCTTCTGAATCGGAATCATATTCCGAATCAGAATCCGGAACGGGAATTTCTTCTTCTACAATATCTTCAATTATTTCATCTACCTGAACCTCTCGAGATTTTGTGGGTGTATTTTTATATAGTATAATTAACAGTAAAGTTATTAATACAAAAATCGCGGAGATAGCGACATATGTTCGCATCATACTGATATAATAGATTATTTTATTTTACTTTTTTCTATACACAAACCTAAATTTACTATACAAATCCGAAACCGGGTTCCCTTTAAGATCTTCCCATAGTGTTAAAGTAAACCCCAAATCTTCCATGCGTGTAAACAACATGTCCTTGTGCGCTATAGGTTCGACCTTAGGTCCGTCGGCGTAATACGGCGTATCGGCTAAGTGGACGTATAACTTTTCACCGAATCTACCCGAACTCGTATGTTTCATTAAAAAGTAGTTTCCCAACTCGTCTTTTACCGGTGTTTTCATGATAATCTTATCAGAATTCGGTATGATTCCTATGAATTGTCCCCCGGGTTTCATTCTATTCTTAATTGCTAATAAAGACGTCTCGAATAACTTGGGTGATTCGAATATATAGTGTAACGCAAAGTTATAACACACTACGTCGTATTTCCTTTGTGGACATGCAAATATATCACCTTCATAAAAATTGACGCGTATTTTCATATTTTTAGCGCGAGACTTAGCCTCCTTAAGTGAGTCTGGGTTTGGTTCACACATGCTTATATTTGCACCGGCGTGTCGCCACTTTTGGAGATCACCACCGAATCCACATCCTACATCCAAAATACTGTCGCCTTCGCGGGTAGCCGATTGGATGAGGAGACGCTTAGACTCGTTATGGTACTTGCGTATCTCCTCCATTTATTTAACTTAATTTTTTCTTTTTAAATGGTTTACTAAGGTAAAAATCTCAGACTATATAAATGTCATCTAATTCCAATTCCAATTATTCCCCTCGTCCAGATTGGCGAACCGAACGAAACTTGTTACAAAATTTTAACCAAGTTTCCAATAAAAAATTGAAAACAATATCTTTAGCAAACGCGTTAAAGCAGATGAAAATGGAGAATAATAGGGCGTTTAAGAAGATGAAAACATTACGTGAAAAGACCATGAAGCAATTAAAATATTCCAAAATGAGATTAAAACAATTAAAGGAAGAAAAGAAAAATAAAACAAATAATTCCAAACCCATTCCCGAACCCAATTATTTACCTCGTCCATTAGGTTGGCGTAAAACGAAAGAGACCAATAAAAAAGTAGAAAAATCAAAATCATTATCACCATTACGATTTAAAACGAGACCAAAAAAGAATTATCATAAGACGAATGTTCCTAACGTTATTGTACAAAACACTAAACGAAAGAAAGGGGGTGTGTTAAATTCTTTACCGAATGAATATTT